CAGCAACATGAAGCCGTAGTACCACTTGATTGAATAGAATCCAATCTCGCCGTACGGATCATGACGATCAGCAACATCCTTACCAGGCTTCTTGTGAGTGATCTTGAACTTCACGGTCTTACCATCGGTCTGGAAACCAATAGTCGTGAAGGACCCGTCACCTACAACCAGGATCGGATATACATTTACTGCGTTAACACCAGCTTCAGTTACAGACCAATTACAGATCTCATCAGCAGTATCAACAACAGCTGCGCCAGCAGCTTCCCAATGCATCATCTCAGGAACTACGATGAAGCGGAAGTCACCAACAGCACCCTGCTCACCACGAGCAAGCGTAGTAGCAGCACCATACTGAGCAACTGGCAGATACGCTTTCTCACCGTGGTAATCAGTCATACGCATGAGCGCCGGAATCAGTTCAGAACCGATATAGGCATACCGAGCTGCGTTAACAACTTTGGTATCGATCATACGAGAATCAGTGATCACCTTGGTGTTCTTAGGCGTACGGTTGTTATCCAACTCAATGGACAGTTTTACGAGATCATCGTAAACAACCACATCTTCCAGGTCACCAGCAGCGGTAGAACCATTCAGAGTTGCTGTACTGGTTGCATCACCTGCATAACGAACGGTACCAGCACCATTCAATAGATCAATTTGCAACTGATCTTCAGTGATTTCATTAGCAGCCTTCACAGACTCCCCAGTGATATGCATCAGCAATTCAGGATCTGAATCAAAGTCCATTGACTCCTGAGTGTATTCGTCAAAGAAACCGAACTTCTCAATAGTACCCTGGAGTTCAATACGCTTCATACCAACACGATTTACACGTCCACCAAACTCAGACAGAGCTGGGATTTTCGAAGCAATCGTACCGACATCTTTACTGGAGCCATACAGGTTGCCGTAATTAACGGTGCCTTCTCCAGAGAAGCTGATCTCATTAGTAGTCCAACCAGCACCGTCCAAAATAACAACGGAAGCAGCATAGTCAACAGTAGCAGGAGCTACAAAGCCCATCTGAATGGACCACGCCCAGGCTTTACCCTTGGCTTCAACCAATGCAAGAGCAAGAGCTGTTGCGTGATCGGCGCCAGTCGCCATACCTTCGAAGTAGTACGCAAGACCACCTTCGGTAGACGGGGCAATCCACTCAACCGTTGATTTAACAATGGTCGTATCTGCAACAAAAGCTGCAATAGTGGAAACACCACCAGCGTCAATGCCCTGATCATTAATATTGCGATCATCAAGGATTGGCATGTAGTGGTACTGTTTAATGGTTTTACCCATGTTTTTAGGCATGGCTCGAACATTGGCCATCTGGCCAAAGTACATCTCTTTCGCAGCTTCTACTAACGCTTTTCGGTAGAAGTAGTCGATGCGAATTTGGGACCCCACTGTCGATGGGGTTGTATGTGGATCATTATAAGCATGTGGGTTTTCAAAGGTGGCCATTTTGGCTCTCCTGTTACGTTAAAGGTTACAGGTCCGCATAATTGAGTTTTTCGACAGCTTCATCATCAAGCTGACTTAAATCAATTTTCTGCTTCTCTGCGCCGGCACTTCCAGTAGTGGAACTTGCAGCTTTTTTGCGGGCTTTTATCTCCGCTTCAGATTCTGATCCAGAATCCTGCTTGTCCTGGCCGGTGCCACTGTCGGTCAATGTTGAACCAGTGGGCTTAAACGCTCCCGCTTTGTCCATTGCACTACCGACTGCTTTATACGCATCCAGGGTAGACAGGCCGGGAGGCACACGTCCCAATAACCTCTCATTCTCAACAACATCCATGATTTGGTCAAAGACACCATTGTTAATGTGATCGTTAATGAAAGTTATGTGCTCCGGTTCATCCATCAATACTTGTCTACTCTTACTGTCCCATTCTTTAGTGATGACATTCACAGTACGGCCAAAAGTCTCCGTTTCTCTGATTGTGTCCAAGACCTCATTTAATGCGATCTCTTTATCACCAACCATGTGGTCAGTAGGTTTGTAGTCATTGGTATCGTCCTCAAGATCCAGGTCCATTGGATCAATTTCACTATCCTTGAGGAATTTCTTAATAGCAGCTGGGTCTTTCTTATCCAGATCTATCAAGAAGTTGACCTTCGCTTCATCAAGAAGGCCGTTTGTTTCCAAAGTCTTAAGCACCCGCATATACGGTTTCATATCTTGCATCTTGCGAGCATAGTCGACGCCTTTCTGCATCAACGAGCGTACGTCATCAGCAGTATTGACCGAAATAGTCCGGTTTGCTGCTTTAAACGGTGCGTATATCTTGGCTAACTCATCTTTGGGTTCTACTGTCGCGGGTTGCGCTTCTGCTTTCCTAGAATCAGTATCGTCCTTATCTGAAGCTTGGTGAGCGTCAGGGGCCGGGTCCTGTTGTTCTGGAAAATAGTTTACATTGCCTTTGCCAGTATCACCTTCCGGTGAGGTGGAAGCTGCACTACCTTGATCTGCATCACCCGGGTCGTCTGAAGAAGCAGCACCACCTGTTCCTTCTTCATCGTTGCCTTCGTTTGCATCCTCAGCTGCAGCTGTGCCCAGGTCGACACCAAGGTCGTTCTCTGGGGATGATTGTTGTGCTTCAGGTTCTTCACCTAAAGTCGTGTAATCAATGTTATCGATTTGATCATCTGACATCTCTGCCAGATTGATCTCCTTTTGTTCCTCTTGTTTGTTTTCATCTGGCATTTTAGTTCACCAAATCAGAGTTGTCTGTTAACTGCTCTTGTAGCAGCTCTTCCCGGGTATGTGCATCAGCCGTCAAGTCTCGATCAGCCTGTTCACCCAGTGTAAAGATCTTATGGAAATACTGACCGAGCATGCCAATACCAGTGATGATGTCATCAATTTGTTTCTGGTTATCTGCACCTTGGAAATTAATGTCAGATTTCAACATAACAGATCTTTGTGATTCCTTTTCAAAATAGCCACTTAGGATAACTGCTTTAAAGTCTGCATTATCATGCAATCTTTGTAAAGCTTCAGCTTGCTTTACAAGTTTTGTTAACTCATCTACGTGGACTTCAATTTCTTGTAAATTCTGTTCTACTTCGTTCATGTCTTACTCCGAGATTAGAGGGGTTCAGCTCTTCTTTGTTGAATTGCCATCTTTGGGGTTAAGCGCTGCTTTCACAGCTTCCAGTTGAGCATTAGCTTCCGCTTGTGCGCCCATTTTGTCAATATCACGAGCATGAGTTAAGCCATCCTCATCATTAACAAATTCTTGATCAGTTCTATCAGCATCAGCCCTCTTCGCTTTAGCTGAGGCCAAGTCAAGTTCAGCTTCAGCCATGTTTTCTGCAGCTTCTGACTTAGTTTTCTCAATATCTGCTTGCTTCTGTTGTAATTCCAGCTGTTTCATTTCTTCTTCAAAAGGATCAGGCTGTGGCTGGAAGTTTTTAATGTTATTAGCCAGCTCAGGCATCTTTCTAAGCCGTGCAATATCAGCCAACACCATCTGAGACATCTCAGGAGGCATTGTATTGCCCATTGTCTGTAACATAAAGGCTAATTCTTCAGCTTTAGCATTATCAGTCTCTACTGTGCTGATTTGTAGTCGTATATCTATCTCACCTGCCAGGTCATCTCGGTTAACAATGATAAATTCTTCATTAGTAATCCGTACAACCTCTTCTTCTGAGAGGAAGATGGCATTCATTGCCATGATTTTACGACCAATATCAATAATACCGTCTGCAAGACGTCTAAGAATACCTAATTCTCTCTTAGAAGCCGCGTCCAGCGCGCTCCGCGCCGCTGTTGCGGATTTACCAAGTCCTTCACCTGAAATTCCACCATGGAAAGCTTTAACACCACTGAGAGATTCGGCTTCCATGTTTTGTAATTGGAGGATAAATTGAGCTGACTGAGGTATTTCTGGGTATACGTGATCATAAAAAGCAGTATTTGGATCAACATGAGCGTTGTACATGTAGTCCTTACCTGCTTCAAACTTCCTTCGATTAGTTACGTCAAGAGCGTCTTTCCTATACCCTTTCTGGCCGGCTGCTGCCCGGCCCATAATATCCATCATGCCTCGAGTTACAGCACCAGAGATCTTCTGGTTATCTTCCAAGAGCTCACCGTCGGGCTCACCGTAGACTTCTTTTCGTTTTGGAAGATATTGAATAAGGGTGAAAGGGAGGCCTTCAGATTTCGGGAATGGAGATTTCTCCATCCTGATCATTACATCCCCTACCCAAGTAGCTACGAAAGGCTCAACAATGCCAGTGCCATTAATATCCCAATAACCCCAGTATTCATACGCAATAAATTTTTTTCGGGGTTTATCTTGATAATTGAATGAAGTATCTTCTGCGTTTGATACATCAGATACTGCACTGATCGCATTAGTCTCAATCTGGATATGTTCCAGGTTCTTGTACTTATCTCCATCTTTCTTCAAATCGCTGAGACTGGTATCAAAGGTATAAATAACAAAACCAGCCTTCTTAACTATCCCCTTACAGCTCGGATCCATAATGACTGCACGATAGTCACATACATACACTGTAGGTTGGTTCTTAGTCGTCTGCATTTCCATTTTAGTGCCGTCTTGCACCATCATGGCAGGCGTTCCCATCTCTGCAGTTGTTTGGATGATTTCTAAAAGCTCAGGAGGCATTTCTGCAGCTACCTCTGGGTTCTGTTGGATAGCCATCATGGCTTCTTCCAACTGTTGTAGCTGCTGCGGATCAGTAATTGCTTGTGGCACCATATTAGGAACTTCTACTTCTTCTTCTTCGAAGTCCCAACCTGTTCTTACAATAATTGTCCCTTCATCCACTGCAGTACGTACATACTCATCAATGAAGTTGACTTTATCTAATTTGGTATTGAATTGATTATTAAGAATTAAACCATTTTGAACTGCAGCTTCTTTATCTTCGAATGTAACTGGATCTGTCTGATACAAATCCTCGTTACTTAAAAAAGTTTCTGATAAAGCTGCATAACGCCATTCAGCTTGTTTACGTATAAGCTTTGGAACAATTGTAGAACGCCCTTTAACCTTCGCTACTTTAGCCGTACCTACTACATTCAGATTATCCAACCATGTACGGACTTTACTTACATGCGTATCATGGTGATTCGTAGCCTCTTGCAAATCTTTTTTCAAGTCAGAGACTTGGGGCTCATTTTTCCAATCAGTTAGTTTTATCGGTGGTTGTACCATTTCTAACAAATTGTTGGTTGATTCAGCCATGGATTATCCTTGTAACAGTCCGCAAGAGTATAAGCTAATAAAAAGGGGGAGGGAATAGGAGTACCCTCCCCCAATGTGAACCAGTGGGCGGTTAACCCGGTTCACTATCCGCCACTACCGGGCTTGGCAATGGCTGATACGTCGTGGATCATCCTTTCAACACTGCCAACAACTTCAACAGTGTCGCTATTCTTGGTCATACCCCCAATTTTGACTTCAAGAGTACCTGTTTCGCGGTTGATCCCCATTTCCATCTGTTCAATTTCGTTGGCGCTTTTAACTTCCACATGTGTAGAACCATCAGCCATGTGAGTGTACTCATAAGTGGATACACCAGTAGCACAGCCAAACATTAAAGCCATGAGAAATAACATTAAAATATTTAGTTTTAGTAAGCTCATTTGAATCCTTCGATAAAAGTAGTACAGCGTTTCCAGGTTCGAGCTACATGCTCGAGTTTAAACCAAGCGGAATGTCCTTTAACTGCCTTCACTTCCATGTTCAGGTTGCGGTTGTCGTTACCACTATACCCTTTAGCGCCCATACGGCCCCAAGGATGAAATAGTAACCAACTGGATAATTTTACATATTTGTCATGAGGTGTGAATAATACCAACTGATTTTTTACAGCATTCGGTATTTCAGTATCTCTATCCAATGCTGGACTAATATGAATAATCAGGACTTTATTGTTGAACTCCTTTTCCATCATATCCAGAGCTTGAGTGGTGAAATTTGCACCATTACTGTGTGTAATAATCACGTCAGCTGTCTCAAATGCTTTTGCCAACCGGTGGAGTACTCGCTGTCGCGTACGGGAGCGTCTAAAGCGAACCATCCAGATATTGAAGAAGCCGTAATCGCCTTCATCCAAATCTACTTTATGTCCCGCATTGATAATGTATGGCGCCAGCATATCAACTGTATGTCTGCCACCATCCTTTACGTTAAAGCCATGAACCAGTACGAATTTCATTTGCACACCTCTTTTACGGGATCTGTAACGCACAGCCTTATGGCTTTCTGCGCTTCAATTTCCTTTTCCAATTTGGCGCTTTGAGAATTCAACACCTCAATCAACACCATGTTGTCGGGGTTGATGGCAATTTTGACCTCATTGGCCCGTATTTCCTGCTCCTTGCTTTCGATAATGCGGTCAATGCCACGCAGCTCCATGGCCGTGCCGATATTCTTAATAGCTTGGGTATTGATGGACAAAGCGCTAGTATTAACTGACAATTGACTAAGCGCAGCCTGTGCCTTGACCAGCCCGGTTGCTGTGGCGCCAAGTATACTAATCAGCACCGCTGCCAATACGGTATAAAGCGTGTTCTTCATTGCAGTTGATATTGCCATTACCTCATTCCTTGATGTTCAAAACTGTAATGGTTTAAATCATGTGGAATACGTTTTGATCCATTTAACATATCCCAGAAATCATGTAAAAAATTATGTGCTTCTTTTGCTGCAGCACCTTGTAAATAATAATCGTTTTTAGTGATATTACAGTCAATCGCTAATTTAAGTTTATGACAACTATCTTTATGCCCATAACCTTCTTTTTCACCTATTTCACCATGCAATCGTGGATCACGAAAAGCATCACCTGTACGTATTTGATAACCATGATACTGGGCATACAAATAAAGTAAAGGTATTGCCCTGGAAAATGCTTCTTGTTTTTGGCCTAAAGTCATATACTTTTCAAGTGTAATTGAATACGAAGTTCATCTGTCATGCCCAAGGCAACAATAAAATTAGCTTCCATATCTGCTGCCATTTCAGTTTCTATACCAAAACGATCTCTTTGACGTTTCATAAATAGTTTATATTTATCAGCTCCATCTGAACGTGTGTACCAAAGCAGCATATCATTCACAACATTTTGTGTAGAACGCTTATCATCTAAATAAATACATGGACTAAAAATATCTGCTCCAAGATCTGTAGTTACAGTTTGAGCGACCTGTGTGTCGTACCAATATAAATATGAAGATACAGAAGTACTATATGACACAGTTATTCTGGCTGATTGATCAAATGTAAATGAAGCAAATTTAATATCAGCTACATTTAAAATTACAACAGGTGACCCAGTATCTTCAGGGGTAACTGTGAAATCATCATTATTAGGATTCCAGGTTAACATCCAATTTTGATACAACAATCCTTTTGTTGTATCTTCAATAGCTAATGGACCTTTCTCAAATGTAGTTACAGGATGTTTACGTAATCCTTCTGGTGGTAAATATTCACCTTCTACTACTACTGTTGATAATCGACCCTGTGGAATTGCCATTATACTTTTTCAACCCAAGCTAATTTCCAAGACATAAGCATGTTATACGCTACTGACTTGGGTATTGTAGCTCCACCAGATGCTGCAGTGAATTGCGTTTGATAATCACCTGCAGTTGTACGAATACGTACACTACGTATTCCACTACCTAAATTCCAACCTTGTGAACCAACAGGACAGTTAACTTGTTGTTCATATGAATTATTTGAATAGCTTGAATTATATTGATTTGATGTATCACAATCAGCAGAATTTCCATTTGGAGCAAGAAGAATTGTACCTAAAGTACCATCCCAAGCATCCCAATAACGATAATCAGTTACAACACCTATTTTCAGACCAATGCTTGCTGACCAAGTAGGATCTGTTACACCTGAAGCTCTGGTAATTGTGTCATACACCACACCATCCAAAGTTACTTGTGGTAACACAACATCTACTAATGGAGGGTAATATTGAATTTCATAAAGTACTTCCAATAATTCATCAATTAATGGAGTAATAGTAGTAGGTATTTGTAATACAGGATCAAGTATCCTGGCACGGGAGATTAACGTACTTCCTGTTTCTCCCCAACCAATACCTGCTTCGTTTAAATTAGCCGCTACAGTACCTGCATCAAAGCGATATGTTAATCGCTTCCACCCGTAATAAGGAGCAGTTGGTGCATTCCCAGATGTAACAGATACAATATTACTGGTTCCTGCTACATGTCCTAATAAGGCTGTGTCTGATTGACTTGGAGCTGTACCATCTGTACCAACTTGACAGCTGAGTAACCAGTTGGCTTCTACTGACATATTATTACGTCCAGAGTCCAAAATAGTATTTGGAAACCAGTTAGTATCTTGTATAATTTTTCCACTAAATTTATTACGCGTACGCAAACGTAAGAAACCTTTCATACCAAATTCTAAACCAACAGTTTGAATAATACTCATGGGACATACCTTTGTGGATATGTACGGAAATTTATTCTAAATTCATGTGTATATTCTTTAGTTAAAGGTGTTCCATCTGATACCTTAGCTAAACTACATTTAGCGTAAGTTGGACCAGCACCTGTATAACCACTTCCACCTGCTGCTAAAGAAAATCCTATTGCACCAATATCGCCATTTGCTTTCGTGACTCCCCAAATCAATTCAGCATTCGCATAATAAGTTCCTAGCACACCACCAACAGTTAAAGTATTACTATCGGCATTTCCTGAACCAGTTTCAGGCCCAGGTATAGCTTCTTCAATAGTACCAATACCAGATGCTCCAACTTTACAACCATACCAATACGCACCTGAAGCAGGAGCTAAAGAACCAGGATGTCCATATGGAGTATGTTTAATAAGACCATGGCGTAATACATAATCATAATCTACACCGCTGATATCAATAACACCTATTTTATCAACAAGGTCATAATATAGAGTTAAACGGTGTTCAATATCTAATGAATCACTAGCCCCTTTTATAATAGGCGCGTCTAATACAACACGTATACATGCATTAGTGTGATCCAATGTTGACATAACAATAACAAATTCTTTATGCGTTCCTGTAGCTGTTCCAGGATTAAAAGTAAATCTTTTTATTGTAACTTTTTCATATGGTGGAACTTGATTGGCATATGCGTATGTGCCAGCTGCGTTATCACTTTTATCTGCATAAGTACCTTGCAATCCTGTTTGAGTAATATCTACAGGAATATCAGAATCTCCTAATCGCATTTCCAATAACCAATTACCACCCCAGTTATATCTTGCAAGCTGCAAACCATTATCCAACATAGTATTTGGTAGCCAATCTGTTTCGTATTTAATACGGCCATCTGCACCACGTTGAGTAACTCGATATTCACCTTGTATTTGTGTACCAATACCAAGTGTATCGTTTTTACTATATATATCTTTGTATTTAGGTATATAAATCATATTAAATCCATTGAACAAGATGTCAATATTACAGCTGATAATTGCAATTCTTCATCTGGTGTATCCGCATGCACCATTTTATTAATTAAAGAACCACTTATTAATGCGATAGAAGTTCCAACCTCACTATCGTATGGCCCATCTTCATAAAACCATCTTAATTGTGTATAGGATCCATCATGTAAACTTATGCTGGTAGCAACATCACTGTCATAAGGTCCATCTGTATAAAACCAACGCAATTGTGTGTAACTACCATTTTCCAAACCAAGTCCAGTAGCAACTTCAGATGCTGGTAATATTGCCATTGCACCACTTTCAAAAACTACAGATACCCCTAATGAATCTACAACTTCTACTGGATAAAGTGTTGTTGTATATATCTCCGCTAAAGGCCAAGGCGGTATATAAATTGCAGCCATTAGGTAGTTTTAATTCCAGTTATAGATACTTTTAAACCAACTCCTGCAATGATTGTTCCAATCTGTGTTACATACACCTCAAATTCAGCATCATCAGGAATATATAAAACACTGAGTACTGCAGGTGTAGCTGATCCAACAGTAGTTTTTGTACCAGCATCTACGTGTAGAAAGGTACTAAATAAAGTTGCTCCATTCATGTGCACATCAACAATAAAATCAGCACCAGTTGGTGCATCAATAAGACTACAACGTATATACCCTAATGTGAGATCTAAAGCATATGGTGCTCTCCACGTTTCTACCAATCTACCCACTGCTATGGGTGAAGAGTTATCTGTTACAGCAGCAATAATACAATCATACCAACTATTTTGATCTTCTCCATCTTCACCTGGTGGCCCTACTGGACCTTGTCTTGCTCCAGATTTGCAAGTGTACAAAGCAATTGAATGTTTTTCTGATACAACAAGACCAGCCTTCTCAATAGTCTCAGTATATTTAACTGGTCTTGATGAAGGAGTTGGTCTTAAATAAATCATTTTGTGACCTCTTTATGATTTGTAATTGTGCCCTCAATAACCCGGGTAATTACTCCACCAGCTGAAATCATTTCAATATCATATACAGCTTGGTTAAATATAAATAATGCAGTATCAACAGGCAGAATAGTTAACTCAATACTGGCATCTTCAACTGTTAAAAGGATGCCTCCATTTTCAGTAGTCAGTTCATGAATAAATGTTTTTGAGTGCCATTTCTCTCGTATATGCATACGAGCAGTAAATCCAACGATATCAGACGGCTTATGATATGTAATTTCACCTGTACCAGGTATCCAAGTATCAGCTACAGTAGTTTGAGGCATATCAAAATGATCAGCATCTACATAAATAGCTTCATCAATTCCAAGATCTTCACTATTTAAAATCTCACAACCATCAACACCTGAAATGATTACAGGTGTATCTGATATTGTTGGAAGACCGTGTGCTGTTACTTTAATACGCGTTGGATACCCAACAATGATCTCCTCAATTGGAGCCATGAACTTCCCGCCGGCATACCAATGAAAAGTGTAATTAAAGGTTGCACCTTGCTCCATGTCTAATTCAAATCTTGGAGTCATTTACTTATCCTATGATTTTCAGTCATTAACTTAATATGGAATAAACTGTCCTTTAACACCCATTATAGTCATTTCAAGTACAACACCTTCTTCTATTGGAGCAGGAGGTAATGCCTGATCTGCGTCTGGAGCAGTAGTAATACTTTGTAGTTTAAAAGGAAAGTAAGTCCCATCAGGATTTTCTTTAATACGTCTGAGAGTTAGGTATCGTATATGTCCTGCAGGTATATGCCAGTCAGCATGCCTGGGTGCTACATTACCATTTGAATCTCTGGGTGGTGTAGGGTCTGTACCGTCTGCACTGGTATAAGTATCAACATTGCGATCAGATGACCCATCAAGAAATACTCTACGTTGAATAATTCCTTCATCACCGTGTTGAGCAAATGGATGTTTAGCAAAAATGAGTTCTCTATCACCGCCCATATTTGCACTATCTGAGGCTGTAAAAGCACCTGAATTTACAACATGTAATGCACCAACAATACGTACACATATTTCAATAGGATTTACTTCGGGTGGATGTGCATCTTTTTCACCAAAATAAACTGTTTCATTTCCATGTTGACCAAATGGTTTCTCAAAAATATCTTCAGCTTCATAAATATATCCTGGTGGTAATGCTTCAACGTAACGTGTACTCATACTATTCTCCTTTTATATAAATACTATAATGTATTAATATGTTGTAAAAATCTAATTGTTAATCTTTATTATCCAAGCACTGGTGGTAAATTAGAAGTGTCAGCAACTACAGGATTGTTGGCTGTGTAAGGATCTACAGTAAGGCTCCCTACATTTTCCCGTGGATCTCCATTATGAGAAAAGAAGAGAGGTTGTGTGCCAAGAAATCCTGAACCATCTGCACCAGGATTTACAACTCCCCATTCTGCTTGATCTCCACAAAATTTGCGCCTATTTGCAGCTACAGATAAATCAACATATTGATTATCAAAAAATTCATGAAAAATGGCACCCCAACCAAAAGGCTGGGTGTTGTCAAGGCCGAGGGCACTACCATGAAAAGGAATGTACATATCAGCAGGGAATACAAAATTTGTTGAAGCAGCGGTTGCCTGAGATCTACTTAATTCTGCTTTATCGTGATAAGAAAACCACCAATCAAATTGAGCCGTAGCTCGATTCCAGCTCATAGTCATACCAGCATAATAATTAGCAGTTGCTTGTGGATTTGCAGCGCTCCAAGCACTGTTTAATACATAAACACCATTGGTGTCACGTATATAAACATTCAGATAACTATTCCAACTCGAAGTATTATGTTTAATTATGAAAGAACTAGAATACTCTCCAAATGCAAGCAATACCCCTTGTGAATAACTATTAGCATGCGCTCCCATTCTGAACATACAGTGATATGTAAATCCATCATTTAAACTTACACCTGATAACCAATCCCCACTACCATTAGTTTGATGGAAGCCACCTAAATTATTGGGTGTTTCTACTTTAATAGCAGATACTTCATAGGGTGCTTCACCAGCACCAGAAATAACTCCTTGTCTATTTAATCCAAGTCTCATCAGGTTCCCTTCGCAATCCATTCAGTAGCAGAGAACTTGCCAATATGGATGCCCTCCCACTGAGCTGAAGGAGCTACACCGGTACCAGCCCCATTAATAGTATCTGTGGCAGGGGTAACTGTTGGGATACCTGCTGCTGTGGTCTGAGTGATGACGCAATGGAAATCCTCAGGTAACCCATCAGGGAGTGTCACAGCAATAGCTGCAGCATTTGTGAAGATCAACTCATAACCATTATCCGTAATATCAATAGTGTGGGTTGTGCCTGTAAGCTTCTTACTTGTATTTGATGAGCCATCGTAAGGTTGAGAATAATCAGTATAAAGTCTACCTAAATCAGAATTAAAAATATAAGCTTCTTGTCCTGTAGTAAGTGCAATGTCATAATATGCACATAAACTCATAACACCATGTCCATGAATACCACCAATTAATGGTTTACCTAATCCACGAGTAAGATCTCCTGTAGCATTATTTCCTCCAACAATTGCAGTTGAACTTGGTGTTGCTGCATTGACAGCTATTGTTATTATATCTAAAACAGGATTATGTGTTATTGATACAAAATAAATTGTCCCATCAGCAACAAGACTAATATCTCCTGTATCAGCAACTTTTATTCCAGCTACATTACCTACTCGAAAATGGAAACCATTTCCAGCTGCATTTATAGCAACTTGCCAATATAAATTAGCTACAGGACCACCTTCATGCCAATGACCTTCAATATGTGCATTTGCTGTAATACTAAGAGGTTCCCACCAAAATGTATGTGACCAAGGATTATCATCAATATCCCTTGTAACAACTTCCCCTGTTGGCGTATTTCCAACAGCTGACTCATAATTTTTACCACCAGTTGGATTAACTTCTTCACCATTACCAATTTTTCCTGGTAATTTATTATCACCGTTATTGCATTTATATTTATAACCACCAACTTCATCAATTAAGTCCTGTCCTACTGCTGCAGTATTAAAATCCCAAAAAGCTGTAACATTAATTGGATCTACATTTTCAGGTGTTACTCCTCCACCACCAACAGCTAAAGCAGCAATTGCTTGTGATACACGTTCAGGAGTCCAACGTTCAGCTGTAGTAGATGTACCTGCTTCAGCATCTACCTGAGAAACTACAGGTGTTTGTGTATTGTATGCAGTAGCTATTTCAGTATTAGTTTGATCTGCAGTTGCATTATCTTCAATTAAACCAAGTTTTGTTTGTTCAGTGTCTGTGAAAGCATTGGTGTTTGCTTCAGCTTCATATGCTACTTTAATTTCAGCACCAGTTTGATCTGCTGTTGCAGCATCTTCCATAGCAGCAAGACGTGACCGTTCTAAAGTAGTCATCAATAGTTTGGTGACACCTTCTGTCAGATCATCTGAATTACCTGTCAAAGCTACTGTTGCCAGTTCATCTGCTGTAAGAGTTGTTTTAATCCAAACCGCTGCACCAACCGAAGGGTCAGCGCAACGGAAGGATTCTGAATCAGTTACATTGATCCAGACTGAACCGGCACTATAACCGGCATCGCTGTCATCCGTAGTCGTTGGGTCTACGGTGGCATCGTACTTATCCTGTCTACTGCTACTTTGTACAGCAATTGCTTGAGCAACTCTAAGAGCTGTCATAGCATGCGTATTATCGGTACCAGCCTCAGCCTCACCTTGCGTAGCAAATGGGCCTTGAATAGCTGTATCAGCCAATGCACCCTGTGCAGCAGTTGCAAGCGTTTCTATACTACCTAATGTGGCGTCTGCAACAATAGCATTTAGTTTGGCAAGGGTATCGATATCGGTGTCAGCAAGGAAACTATCTAAATCACCTGCTTCAAGCGCTGCACCTACTTCAAGAATAATGTCCAGATTATCATATACAGCTTTTACAACATCATAAGCAGTATCTATAAAGTTCTGAACCAATCCAGCTAAAGGAGGAGCATTTTTATTACGTAAATTTCTCATTATCAGACCCAACCATGACAATCAAAGCGCCAGTTCCCAGGCTCAGTCTGTATATACAGACCCTCTTTCTCAACTTGTTTACAGATTTGCTCATAAAGTGCGAGGTATGCCATTGCTTCAGCTCCACCATCCATTTTAGGTGATGCACGATAAGCAATAAAATTCAACAATGCTTCATATAAACTGTCAGGTACCGCCACTTCAACAAGTTCTGCATCCATCCCTGCAGTCCACACCACCGGTATGTGTTTCGCACGGTACTGTATAGCTACCGCATTAAACTCATTGGGCCATGGCATCTGAATCGATTTGAATGTAGGAGTAAACAGGGATAATACTTCAGTTGCATCATTCAAAAACAGCAGATTGCCTTCTTCATCAAAACAAGTTTCAATTTTGAGAACATTATCAAGAAACGGATTGGCCACACTATCAGCAATATATCTGTCCTCTATGGGAATAACAGAAGCTGTATTACTTTCGGCATATAGACTATCTAATATGTATGTTTCAACAGCTTCCTGCTGTTGAATGTAAATTTCCTGAGATGCCAGAAAGAATCGCCCATATAACCGGTCTAAACCTCGATTAAGATGTGAGAGAATTTGGGCATAGTCTTTAGGATCTGGCTCAGATTCATTATCATCTGGAATGAGATTGCCAATTGAGTTATTACGCAACTCCCCGTAACTTAAATCCTTGAAGACATTCAATAAATTCATACTAAGTACAGGTCCAGGGCCTCAGGTTCGTCAGGAGAGGCCCAATCCTCCCAGTATTTATCGTCATCTGTGGGCTTTGGTGTCACCTGACTGGGCTTCCACGCCAGAATCGATCCCAACATAGAGATTGTATCAATAAAATCATCATGTTTGCTTTTAAATTTGGCTTTGGCAGCCTTGGTGAGCTCATCTAACGCCTCAATCATGGTGGGATCTGTTTTACATTCCTCCGGGAACCAGATTTTATGCAACTTGAACATTGGAACCATCACGTTGAAGCGTTGAAGTTTGTTTGTATTAGGTCTTAAACCAAGTTCTGATGAATTCTTCTCACCTGCAAGAGGGAAAAAGATATTCCTTTCCATCATCTGGGTCTGAATCCACCGGATAAAGCCCTTTTGTTGACCTGTAATTTCCACACCAACTGAAAGTGGGCCATATTCCTGACACAAACGGAAGAGATCATCGATATTTTTATCCATCAACTGCTTCTTACAGATCCCGTCGACCCATAACCAGTCACCATTGTTGTTATAAGCCCACACAGAGATAACTGAGAAGTCAGCTGCAGACTTATCTGAGGTAGCAAAGTCAGTTGTGATATAAAAGTTGAAGGCATCCTTGTTCGTGAGTACCTTGTCTCTTTTATACCACACAATTTCATTATCCTGGATGAGCCGATCTTCTTCAGACATGATCCGCAGCATAAGCTCTTGGTTAAACGTATCAATTTTACCGGACAGTATTGCCTTATTGTATTGCTTTAGAACGTACTGATAGGTAAACCGGTCACCCCAACAACTAAGGAATTCTTCTTCAGGGACGGGAAAGGCTTCACATATTGGGTAGACATTGACTGCCCAAGCTCCGGATTCAACGGCTTTGTACAGAGGATCTTTTGCGTTAAATGGTGTGCCTGACCAGATAATCTTGTTGTGGGTAGGGTGTAATGCATAGTCAACCGCCTTATATACAGTATCTTCGATACTAGCAATTACTGTGTCAGACCGTGCATCTTCATCAGATACCAGATCATCCAGAATGGCCAGCTGGGGCCGGACGCCCATTTCTTTTGCACCACGGACGCCGGTTTTGGCGCCGTAGCCTTTTACAATGAAAGTGGTGCCGGCAATGTTTGTAAATTCCCACCTGATATCGGTGAAACGGGTCTTGGGGATGTACTTCCGAAGGAAATCTGAATTCTCCCAACGGTACTCGAGATTCTTACGCATGTTCTTGACACCATTCTCAATGGAGTCGGATACGTATAGAGCCAAATTGATTTTACCAAACTCAGGCAGCTCGCCATATACCGCCAGGTACAGGAAGAGATACTCACCCAGTAGTGTAGTTTTAGCTGTACCACGGGCGCACATGTTACAAATGTTAGGTCCACCATGAATGGCCTGATCCAACATGTGATAATGCATCACTGGAGTCATGTGTTCTTCGCCAGCATCGCCATTAACCATCTTGATGAAGTTAATGTAATTTAATGCGAACTCACTTGGAACGTAATTGGGGTCGACCTTGTAACTGATACCTACGAGGTAGTCTTCAACCGCCTTAGAAACTTTGGTTTCGTCACCACCAATGTCTAACATTATCGCATCTGCCAGTTACGCATTTCTGTACGGTCAAATCTTTTTCGCTGTCTCTCCTCAAAATTTCTTCCACCATTCTGAGATCTAAACTGAGCAGCAGCGTCTGCTTGAGATTGATTATCAAACATACCTATTGCAGGATTTGTACCATTACGGAACATGTTTAAAGCTCCAGCTGGGCTGTATTGCTGAAGATTGCCTTGGGCATTAGGCATGATACTACGCAATAGTGCAGTCTTCTCTCCACCAGTACCAAAATCCATACCAACACTGAATGACTTCTCTGAAGATTCTGAACCATCTGGATTATATATCACCTGTCCCGGGCGCGAGGCCTGTGCCCCTACCTGCGGGTAATGGTTTTGTCTTCCCGTCATGGCGCCAAAGCCAGCATTGTTCTGCTGTGCGTTCTGTACATTATTTTGGTAATTCTGCCGATCCATATAAGCCTGAAAGTCGACCCATGGGGTTAACTGAGGATTCTGGTATTGTTCTGCCATCATTCAATCCTTTTAGCGGTGCCAGGGATTATAGAGCTCTCAGCAATTTCTTTTGCGTTTGAAATGCCTCCCTCAATCAATTCAATCTGTTTCTTGGCCAACTCAGTAGTAACTTCTCTAAGCTCCCTGATACTGTCATTCTCCACTGGGTGGAGATCAATCTTTAACTTGGTAACTTCAGGCTGCTTCAATGTGGTCATGAGACTGTGTGCAGCATCTGACCGCACCTTATCACTCACCTTTGGATCCATCATTAATTGAGCCTGAGTATTGATCGCTTTCTGGTAAATATCATAATTCAGTACATGGGTTGGAACCATGACTTGTTCATTGAGTAAATTGACTGTCTTCCCGCCAGCGTACTGGCTGACAATTGCCCGGATATGCTCAATAGACTTACCGTCAGCAATCATTCGCTCATAACGGTCAGGAAAAGTTTTAATATAGCTCTCAAGGTCCTTGTAACCCATCAGTCTATAACTGACAAATCGGACAGCCTGAATATAGGCCGTCATGGTTATCTTAGAATCTTGTAGAACGTCGGTAAAACCAATCAGATTATTACGAAATGCATCTCGAACCTCCGGATCCTCCACCACACCATTAATCGTATCTACTAAGCTTTGAGTAATAATATGGCGGCGACCCTTCGGTACAGAGGCCTTGACAGTATCTAAGCCAAGGGGAGTGTCCATCTGTTCCAGGTCAGACTGTGGCATTGTAAGAACATTAGACATTAGTCGCATCCATACGGGTTATACCGAGAAGCAGGATAACAAGGTTGAGGGCAAGGGTACATTACTTGGGATTACCGTAATGAATTGGACGTTCAAATGGACAAATCATTTCAGATTCTCCTGAGACTTCCGGTTAATGGTATCGTTATTCCCATCTGCAGGATCAACTCTACCACGCTTATATTCACCAACACGTTTCACCGCTTCTCGCGCTGCTCCGGCTTCGCCGGCAGCCCTCGCACGGGCATCCTGACGATTTACACCAGAAGCACCAACACGATCAAAGCGCTTCAGTTTATTTTTTTGAGCACGAATACTATCTTTGGCTGTTTTGAACTTAGCCATTTATTTCTCCTGAGGGACTTGAAGATTCCTGGCAAATTTCTGTACCTTGGGAGTCTTCGCAGTATTACGATAAGCTTTCCTGGCGATCTGCTCCGCAGATTTACCTGCAGCTTTAGTAGACACTTTGATATTAGTTTTGACAGCTTTCTTAACAGCTTTAGTAGCAGGGGTTTTCTTAGCCATGCGGTACTCCTTGGCAGTAGGTAAGTTAATTACTAAGCGTGACTATAACTTAATACCAACTACTACTCAATTTTAGAAAACAGGTTTTGAGGAAATATCTAATCTGGGTATCGATGTAGTACTCTCAAGTCAAGTCATCCCGAAGCAACATACCCCCCCGTACCATCCAAGAGCGACACACAGGACACACAGGACACACCACACACACTGGACACACCAAGAGCGTTGGAGCAACGAACAGTATCCTACTGCTCAACGCCATGCGCACTGCTGTCCGTTCAGCTGCGCAGACTGATGGTGTATGTATCTAACGGACATCATGGAGGGTCTAACATGACCACTAAAGCACAGAAAGTAGCAGCCGAACTCGAAGCAGCCAACCAGTTGATCGCTGAACTGCAGGCAGCACAGGGTTCAACCGAGCCATCCGTCGAACTGACCGTGGAGCAAGTAGCACTGCAGTCCGGTGCCAATGGTTACTTCATCGTCATCGTTGCCGGTGTTGAAATCGCAATACGTAAGGACACCTTGCGTTACCAGAAGAACTGGGAAGCGCTTAACCTTATCGAAAACCTCGAGGGTGCCATCATGGATCCGAAGACCGTTGCCGATGTCGACTTCGATGAGCAGCCTACAACCTACAAGTTGTGCGTAGGCAAAGAGAAGGCTGATGCCGAGGCTTCCAAGCGTACAGTGTGCGGTGTTGAAGTGTCTACAGCACGTCCCAGCACCCAAGCTGGTAATGGTTCCACCTTCACGCGTACGCAGCTCTGATGAACCGCCTCAACCGCATTGCCAACGTGGCAACCGACACAGGTGAAGCACTAATCGTGAAGGGTGGCTCCTTTGCTATCAGTGGCTTGACGTTCGTGGCTGATGTAGCCGAAGGTGGCTGTCATTGGTCTGGTGGATTCAAGGAAAAGCAAAAGCTTAAAGCTTCGGCTGGACTTGCAATCGCTGCTGATGAAATTGACCTCGATATGCGTAAGCGTCGTCGGGCTCATGAACTTGACCTCGAGGCGTTTGAGGCATCCATCACCAGCTAGTGTCATCACCAGCTAGTGTTCTAACAGGGGAGTGGTAACCGGTCTGGTTACTGCTCCCTTTTTTATACGAGCCCAACAACTCTCAACAACGGGCTGTGGTAACACTCCTTGTCTCTGTGCCTGGGGATTAATGCAGATAGATAGTGTGGAAGGAAGCTGTCCCTATACATATGAGACTAGTGATTAAGGATGAGATTAGTGCTTTACTGTATATATTAATCAACATAAGTATCTTAAGGGTACTGTATGTATTTATAGTAATAGATAGTACTACTCTATTTGTCTTCCAGACAGGATTATAACTACCACTTATATCATCCGTCAAGCACGAGCACGACGTCGGCGCGACAGCGCAAGACGGAAGTGCGAAGTGCTTATTAATAGTAATTATAGATAGTACGTTTAAACATATAAATACCCTAAATATATAAAGGAGAAACACAAATGAAAGTCAAAGGCTTTACTGTCGAAATGACAGGAACACGTATCAAAGACGGTCAGATAGTTACAGCTGGTGGTGAATATCCTGATGATGAATTACAAGCTGTCATCGCATCACTCACTCCAATATTTGATTTCACTAAGCCTATAACCATAAGGATCACATCACTATGAATACCAGAACCAAAGTAACGATAGTAACTATGTGTACTCAGATGCTTACAATATCTGCAGTAATACTTGTATTAATGGCTGATGATTGGATGACAAATGGATTTGGTCTTAATCCCTGGATAGCAATACCCATTGCAATGTTATTCATGGGCTTACCATATGTCCTGTCTGATATGCTCAGTTATGAGCCTGAGGACACCATTGATGACACTCCTAATGTAGCTCTCAATGCTACTCGTGAACAGTTAGAACGCAAACCATTTAAAAGCACTGGCAATCTTCAAGATGATAATGATCATGCAGATGAGATCTCACGACTCGAGAAAGAACACTTCGGTGATCCTGATAAGAGAACAGGTATTTATCACTCTGATAATATTAATAGGCTGCCATCCAAAGAAGACTGCACTGTTACACGTATGAAACCAGGCTTGGATTACAAGATATGAAACTCATCGTTGATCACTTCATCCCTAAGATATTAATAGAAGAGCGCTGTGTTCATTACACGTCTCCAGATAGTCATCTCAACTACCAGACACTTTGTGGTATAGGACAGATGGTTATGGGCCATCCAACCACCAATGCAGTGCAATGCACACGTTGCATTGAGATTGCAGAGTATGTTCACAAATGCTCCTACGTAGTGGAGGCACCATGACCATTGAATGCTATCTATTCTTATGTCCTAACCATTCTATGCATGAGCAGGGGCCTGATGAAGGTCCCTTCTGCTTTCAGCAGGAGTGCACTGTAACTGCACGTTATGTTCGATACATCACTCAGTTCCAGGCAACAGCTCTTCATAATCAAAAGCTGCTTAAAACAGCACCACTGTTCAATGTTAAATACTCAGTTAAACCCAAGAGATAGAACCGTTCCCGTCTGCGCTTCGCGCAGTGAATAGGGGCAATCACCACCACGCAACAAGGAGTAAATCATGGTAGAAAGAACACCGCCAAACGTATTACCAAATGAGGATGAAGAGACATTTGTCTCCGCATCTACATTTGATGAGGTATGTCCCTTACTGGCACCACCTGTGAAACAGGCCAGTCCTATTCACATCAATGCAATGAGACAATACAGAGAGTATCGTATTGCACAGCTCTCAGCTGTTACTGCAGCAGCCAGGAAGGACTCAGGTAGTATTGTACGAGCTCTTAAGATTCAAGCAGCAGATAGTATCGTTGGCTTGATCCCGGAAGAACATCGTTCTTGAGCATTACTCAGTCACTTAGTTATGAGATAGGTGATTGACTAATATTCATTAACCACCACCACCAACGTAGGAAGGAGTAAGAAATGAAGCCCAATCATAAGATGAAGTTATTAAAGATGTTACCAAAGCCAGACGAACTAAAAGGCTTGATGCCACGTATGAGGCAACCAGCTATGCTTGCAGCATTATTAAGTGAAGATACAGCAAAAATAGCAGATATAACCCTTATAGCTCTGCTTATGGGTACTATTAACCAACTCATGAATGAACATGAAGATTGGGAAGAGTTCCTGGACGTCAGTGACTTCCAAAACGGCGAGTTTAATGAGGACGAGATACCTGAACCATGTGGTGATCCAGAATGTGAAGGCTGCAAAGAGCTTGAAGCAGCTATTAAGCATGCCAAAGATACTGGTGCCACTATTAAGTCCGTACGTCTTACCAAAGCACAAGCCATTGAAATGGGATTCATTGATAATGATGGTAACGAGCTTGATAGAAGCAAGAGTAGAGAAGCCATTAGTTGTTCTAATGGTACTACTTCAAAAGTCATACACTGATATACAACTTAACAAGGAAACATATATATGAAGACAGCAATTCGTAGACCTAAGATGCATAAGCCATCTAAGGGTCAGAAGAACTACCTGAAACAAGGGCTTAAAGCCATTAAGAAGGCTATAGCCATGGCGTCAGGTCCTACTAACCGTAAGGGTCAGTATTGGATGACTCCCAAAGCTGTTCGCGCTGCGTACCTCTTAGGATTTGGTAATCATACACCTCACCACGGTAACCAGGAACGTGCTCGTCGCGTTCGCCAGATGCAGGAACACAAATGTATTAATCCGGAGTGCTGGGTATAGTATAACGTCGCCACCAAAAAGTACCTCAAAGCCTGCTCACGCGGGCTTTGTTGTATCTGGAGATAGCTTATGATATTCAAACTACAACGCTCTATTGTTACCACAGAAGCTGATACACAGGTCTTGATTTATAACGAAGACCAGTCATACATGGGGCAATTTGCTATGACCTCAGAGATAGCTTCTCTGTTCCCTCAACACGGCTTAAAGATCTACATCCATGGAGACATTAATGAAGATGGCGTGATTGAGTTTAAGCACCAAGCTGAAAAACAGGACTGGTGAAGCATGAAACCTAAACTCCAAGTCAAACTGTTCTTCAACTGCCAAAAATGCTTTGACCAATTACCAGTAGGTCAGTCAATGCATGAGTACAGCAGAACACAAGCAGGCTTTACCGATGAAGGTATACAAGTCTGGTGTAACCGTCACAACTGTGAAGTTGTTCATCTTAAATACGAGGAAGGAGATAATGAAACTTAGCATACTGTTACTAAACATTGCTGTGATATCACTAATGTGTATTGCAGCTTACGCGTCTGAACATAATTATCTATGTGCAGTAATCATACTCACCGGTGTATATATCACCCTTAATCAAAAACTATAGGAGATAGCTCATGGTTAAAGATAGAGAACGTTATCCATTTATAAAATTGGCTTGGACAAACACAAGTAAAGCCCATCCAACTATGTCACCAGAAGCTGCTTATAACGCAGGTGCAGCATTAATCTGTGCCACATTATTTGCGCTACTGACTGATCATCCAGAGAATAAGACTCTGCTTTTTCAAGCAATAGAATCACTATTGATTGAGTCAACCGGCTTCTTAAAACAGGAGAACTTACATGACACTCTCGTTGCGTAGCCAATCGACTCTGGAGACTTTAGTCTCACGTCGAAATATTCATTGGATACTTGCCAATGCACTCGAGCATGAGCTCGATGACACTCTATTTGATTGGACACTATTTATGTCATCACGCTTTGACATATGGTTTAACAAATGGACCACTACAGCACCGGATAAAGAGCACTACATATCCAAGATCAAGAGAATCAAAGCTCTTAAACCATGGCTTGAAGAACATGGGCTTGATGAGCTGTTGTTGCTCGTTCTCGCTGCTGTATTAATACCAACCAAGATGGGCACAAGACTCTGTACCTATCAACAAGCAGTTGGTTACCTGGCACCGCACATGCCTCATGACGATCCATTTGATGCTGCAAAGACAGCAGCTGAATTACTCGCCATAGGTGCTTCCAATACATATATCTATGGCATTGAGAAGCGAGGGGCAGGCCTCATGACCCAGATACGGGTCAGTACCACTCCTCAGATTGAAGCTGCATTAGCTCCAGCTGTGGATTGGATAAATAGTACAGGCTTTAACCCACCATTGGTGGAACAACCATTACCAGTGACCAGTCCACGTAACTGTGGATATCACACGCTTGATGAGCCTTTACTGCTTGGTAAGTTTACTAAGCACAACATGCCATTGAATTATCCGGCTATAAACATATTAAACGGGATTCAATGGGTGCTTGATCCAGAGGTACTGAAAGAGGAAGACATGGTGCCACCGGATTTTAATTACAGCGGTCAGCAAACCAGGGATGAATACTTGCGTGAATGTGGGCATGTTCAAGAGATACTCGGAGACATGCCCTTCTGGCTCGCTTGGCAGTATGACTCACGCGGAAGGATGTATAGCCATGGCTACCACGTCAATTTCCAGTCATACGAATATCGTAAAGCAATGCTTTCATTCAACAAATATGAGTATTTAACATGAAAATTAAACGATGTGCCATATGCTTAGATACTTACACTCCCGGGAAAGATGTCCAACATGGGAAGTCTCCATTCACAGCTTGTCGATTAGTAGAGCAGGGCATTTGCCCTATTTGTGCTAAGAAACGTCTCGAAGGATTCATTGCCATGATTGGTATAGATCCAGAGAAGAGCAACAAGCCAGAAGAGGACAGTTATGTAAATCATGACGGGATGTTCCGTACTGGAAATGTAGGCTTCTTAATGGAACGTGCCTGGGTAAGGATGTTTAATCCTGATCCCCCAACTGAAGGTATCTGTTTTGTTGATGATGAAATTTTATACAAACTTAACGAGTTTGTTTACGGTAACAAGGAAGGAGAAGCAACATGACCACAATGACATTCTGGCTCTATATTGGGCTGCTCGCAGCCATCGTACTAACCAATTGGCGTGTTAATAAAGCCATTGGCTGGTGTCGTAATAATGAAAAGAACGCTAAGGCATTGCACAACATGGTACAAGCCAATCATGGCTTAATCATGTTAATGCAGGATAAGCGTGATGGAGCTTCCAATAACCGAAATAGAATCATGAACATTGTTAAGAATCTTGAAGGTGATTTACCTCCTGGCATGAAGGAAGTTTTACGAACCATGGCTAAGATAAGTGCACAGGGAGATTCTCATGAAACTGATAAACAGTCTCCTTGATTTCAGGGACCCTTGGGAATTGCCCGATGTATATCTATTTACAGGCAATCCTGTCATTAAAAAGAATGGCGCCATTGTTATGGGCAGGGGTGCCGCGAAACAGGTAAGGGACTGTTACCCAGGCATAGACAAAATCTTTGGTGATGAGCTTAGTAAAGATCCTCATCTTAATATTTTGATCTTAGGCAAAGGTAAAAGACGACTTGGCTGGTTTAAAGTAAAGGAACACTGGAAAGAACCAGCACAGCTTTCTTTGATTGCTGAATCTGTTACAAAGCTTACAACTCTTGCATTGGACCGCACTGACTTACGCTTCCATATGAACTACCCAGGCGTAGGTAATGGAAAACTCAATATATCTGCAGTAGCGCCATTACTTGAGTCACTCCCCGATAACGTATTGTTATACAGGAAGGACACGTAATGGATACATTCACGGGAAGGGAGTACCTGTTAATTGATATTGCTAACTGTTATGGCTTTGACCGCCTCAGTTGGGAAGCCCGAGTAATTTGGTCAGAATCACATATACACGACTTGGTAGATCTAGCAAGTACAGCTAAGTCACCTGTATTGTTTCGCAAAGCTATACGAGCGCTTCAACTGGTGGATATAGGTAAGCCCACCAACCATATCATGGGGCTGGATGCTACAGCCTCTGGTATACAGATCATGGCTGCAATGAGTGGCTGTCATAAGACAGCTTCTGAAGTGAACCTGATCGATGAAGGTATACGAAAGGATTTATACAGTTCCATTGGCACGTACATGAATACCGTTATGGGTATACAACGATACCAACGTGATGATATGAAAGATCCAATCATGACTACCTTCTACGGTTCTACAGCACAGCCTAAGAAGATCTTTGGAGAAGGAACAGAAGAGTTAAAGGCCTTCTATGGAGTCTTGAATGAACGTTTACCGGGTGCAGTACGTGTATTGAAAGTAATACAACAGTTCTGGGACCCAACAGTAACGCATCATGAATGGACTCTACCTGATGGGCACACAGCCTTTGTACCGGTTGTGGGCACAGATGAGAAGAACCTTGAAATCGATGAGCTTGATCATCTACGTATGGCCTATCGTACCCAGGTGTTGGGAACACGCAGTCAAAGCAGAGCACTCGCTGCAAATGTAGTACATTCTGTTGATGGCTGGGTCTGCCGGCAAATGGTAATCATGGCTCAAAAGCAAGGCTTCTGGCTTGCACCTATCCATGATTGCTTCTATACCTCTCCAAAATATATGAACGAAGTTCGGCGTAACTACAGAGTCTTGTTAGCCTGGATTGCAGATGAAAACATATTGGAAAACATCTTACGTAATATAAGTAAGTCTCCAGTAAGTATCCGCAAGGCCTCAAATAACCTATCTGAAGCCATACTCCAGTCTAATTACGCTCTGTCTTAGAGCTATTGATCAATTACTTACAGATCTACAATTGGCGCTCCGCGCCATACGTTGGTAAGTGCCTGTTTTTATAGATAGCTCTAGCGAGCTTTTCTGTAGAAATGGGCACTTTTTTTATAAAACATAAGTAGTTGATCAATAACAATTTGTAGGATATGCCACATATCCTGTAAGTAGTTACACAGGTGTAATGCATGCAAATAACAATGGCTTCAGCTGAAGCCTTAACGATGAACATTCTAAATGCCAGACTGGTACCCAGTTTGATCTCCAGTCCTGGTATTGGTAAGTCTGCCTTGGCTAAATCCATTGCAGCAAAGCACAATATGAAATTAATCGATATTCGATTAAGTCAAATGGATCCGTCCGATCTGAATGGGTTCCCCTTCCTACAAAGAGCACTGAATCAGGATGGCACTGAAGCTCCTGCTAAAGCAGGTTATGTGCCCATGGACATCTTTCCTATCGAAACCGATTCGCTTCCTTTGGATGCTAACGGTAACGTTATGGCAGGCTGGCTCGTCCTATTAGATGAGTTCAACTCAGCTCCCCTCTCAGTACAGGCTGCAGCATACAAAGTAATATTAGATCGTATGGTGGGCATGTACAAAATGCACCCCAAATGTCATGTAATAAGCGCTGGTAATCTCAGCACAGATAAAGCAATTGTGAACCGTGTAGGTACTGCAATGCAATCCAGGTTAATCTGGCTTGAGATTAAAGTTTGTGTCAAAGCTTGGAAGAAATGGGCAGATAATAATAATATTGATCATCGTATAAAATCTTTCATTAATTTTAAACCTGATGCGATCCACAAATTCGACCCAAACCATAATGAACACACCTTTCCTTGTCCCCGTACCTGGGAATTCCTCAGTAAGATAGTTTCCTTACTACCTGGGACAGAGATCCCTATCGATAAGCTCCCACTCCTTGCCGGCACAATAGGCGAGGGTATGGGTAGAGAGTTCTGGGCATTTACCAAGGTTTATAAAAAAATTCCAACCATTCAACAGATCATTGATCATCCCATGGCTGTTTCACTATCCCGAGATCCCAGTCTCCAGCATGCCATGGCAGGGCTGATAGCTCACCATATGAGTCTGGACAATGTAGCTGACCTCATGAAGTTTGTTAATCGTCTTGAGATTGATTTCCAAGGCATAGTACTTCGTGCTGCTATTGCCAAAGACACCCGCATGCTCGACTCCCAAGCAGTAAAAGCATGGGTCAAGAAACATGCTCAAGAACTTGCGAGGTATTAAAATGTTTTGTAACGGAGCAGTATTCCATACATGGGATCCATGGGAACCTTACGAACGTAAAATGACCACTACACAATGGGCACATGGTAAACAGAACGTTGGTCTGTCATATACAGAACATTGGCAAAAGCGCTCTTGTTGTATCTGTGGCTTACAACAACGTCAAGCAATTCATAAGGATAAAGGATGACTCCTGAAGAACTGCTTGCTGAAGTTGAAGACAGAATACGTAAAGCCAAGCTATCTCTCATGCTGGACACGTCCACTGTCTTCTTCTGTTCATTACTGGCAAACCTCAAGCTCATAATTACCCCCGACTGTAAAACAGCTGCCACAGATGGAGTGCACTTATGGTTCGGGCCGGCATATGTAATGCAGTGGGATGCTCCCCACATGTTAGGTCTACTTCTTCACGAGGTGATGCATGTAGCCTTACAACATATGTCCCGGCGAACTCTACAGAATTTAGATGCCCGGATTTGGAACTATGCATGTGACTATTACATCGACATGTATCTGACAAGTCTTGGATATAAAATACCTGATGCATTAATTGACCACAATTTTGCAGGATTGTCTGCCATACAAATCTATGATGAATTATTGAAGAATCTTCCACCCGAGCAGGAAAAATTCCGATTAGATTTAGTACTCATCGGAGACAAAGGCGATCTTTCAGAGGCTGAAAAAGATGAGCTTGAGGAAATGGCCATCACAAATGTCACCAAAGCAGTTATTCAGGCCGACATGGCTGGTAAGCCAGGCTCAGTACCTGCAGACATAAGACTGCTCCTGGAAGAGCGTTTAGATCCCAAACTTCCTTGGGAAGCCATCTTCCAGAACCATATGAGCCAACATGCTAAAGATGATTACAGCTGGGCTCGTCCAAACCGACGCTTCATGCCTGACCTGTATATGCCAATTATGAAGAGCGATTCACTTAATGCGATCTTTTTCTCCAGAGATGTGAGTGCAAGCATGACCATACCTTGGCTTGAAGCCATCACATGTGAAATGCAATATGTTTGGGATGTGCTGAAACCTATACAATTAAGGGTCACTGATTTCGATGTTGAAGTTCACAGAGATGAGGTATATGCCATTGGTGATGAGTTTGCACCTCTCGAGCTATTTGGAGGTGGTGGAACAGACGTCACACCTATTATTGAAATGATCAGAGCAGAAAGCCCAGAGATAGCTGTTATCTTCTCAGATGGTGATTTCGATATGCCTGACCTATCAAACCTTTACACAGATCTTCTCTGGGTAATTGTTGATCATCCAGACTTCAAAGCACCGTATGGCACAGTAATTCATTTTGATACAAAGGAATAACATGACTGAAATCACACTTCAAGATGCACAAACTATGTGGGTATTGATACCTCATAAAATTACAGATGGTGAAGTTGTTTATAAAAAGTGTCGTATAAAGCACCTCACACAAAAAACTGAAAGATGGAGTAGTGATGGAAAAATCCTTGCTATGTATGCTGATTTTATACACGACAAGAACGAAGGTCTAGTAACACTCACTAAAGTAGAAGCAGTAGATAATGACTAAAATTGCTGCAAAAGAATTCACCAACATTGCCATGGTTAATGGAAATGAGAAACTGTACAGAATTGTAATTGATACAGGTATGTTAAAAGAATGGGTTGGTATTGGATGGATTAAGCTTCGAAAAGCCGTCCCTTCTGATTATAAAAAAATGCCAGAAGTAGATCGAGAAAGCCAATGAAAAACATGTTTAAAGATTTAGAAGGACTGGCTGAGAGAATTGCTAAAGACCCCTCAGCCAGTAAGTTTTTACAAGACCAGTTCAGGGAGTTCCAATCCCAATCTAGGAGCAATGACGGTAGCAACCAAAGCCCCGAGGAAGTACTTGAAAAACTCTATACAGAATTGAAGAAACAATTCGAACATATTAAATCTCCTGTAGGTGATAACGATGAGTAACAAAGCTAAAGATAATCAAGATGATCTCGAACCTTGTTCACTTATTTTATTACATCTTGGATACAATGCCCAATACATTTTGCCTATAGAAGATGGAATGAAAATAGTTGCTATGTTGGCTGGAGGAATACAGTTACATACTGACTACCAAAAACCTAAACGACTCTCCCGTGTAAGAAAATTTGAAATTGAATACATGACCGAGACTGATTTAAACATCATAAGGATAGAGAGTGCGTTACAACCTGAAGATGACCCACCGATATGAGAGAAACAACCATAAGTATTTTAGGGTTCGCCCTCACTCTTCGTTACACAGTGTATGAAGGCGGACATATTGAATGGAAAATTGGAGGCCCTGCTTATAACGAATCATTACTCAATACTATGCTACGTATACATTACACAGAATATATCAATGCTGAGTTACGTAAAATATGGTTTGAAGAAGAATATGCACAACACCAAATTAACTCAGCCCAGATATCTCTGGGATTTCCTGACGTAGACTTTTAAGGAACAGTATGTCCAAAGTAATTCTCTCTAATTGCCAACAAGAAGCCTTAGACGGCTTCATCGATTTCATCGATTCGCCGGATCCCTGGATGATTATTTCCGGCTTTGCTGGTTCTGGTAAGTCTTTCCTCGTAGAGTACATGACTGAAGTAGCAGATAACGTCTTAAAATTACAACAACACCTCAGTGTTGCATACAAAGCTCCTGTATTTCACTTCACTGCCACTACTAACAAAGCTGCAGCTGTACTCACTCAAATGCTGGGGCAAGAAGCCCGTACTATCCACTCCCTTTTGGGACTTAAACTAACGACCAACTACGACACTGGGAAACAACGTTTAGTGCGTAAGAAAGGTCGTAAAGTACGTGCCACAGCCAACAGTATTATCTTCATTGATGAAGCCAGTATGATCAATCGTGAGCTCATGCATTACATCAAGAAATACCAGGAAAGTAACAAGGGTTGCAAGATTGTATTCATAGGCGATCCCTATCAACTGCCCCCAGTTAAAGAGGATCCCTGTAATGTGTTCAACGCACCGGAGCATCACTTCTTCCTGGATAAGATCCAGCGACAAGTTGCCGGCAGCCCTATCATCCAGCTCTCTGCTAAGTATCGGGAAGTACTCGACAAGCCTGAGCTACCATGGCCCCGTATTGAGTCTGATGGCGAGCACATCTTCTTCTATGACAAAAAAATAGACTTTGATGTTGCAATAGCCACCAGGATGGGTAAGACACATGATCCCCAACAGCACAAAGTACTGGCTTGGAAAAATGACACAGTACGTGACTACAATACCTGGCTACGTAAAATGCATGGGTACACTGAACCATTCGAGTTGAATGAAGTGTTCATGACCAATAAACCTATCATATCGGGTAACCAGATATGGGCACCCACTGATAGTCTCGTACGCATTGAAGATATTGAAGAACATGAAGCATCAGGAATAAAAGGTTACATGCTACTTATTTCTGCAGTAAACCGTTCATTACCTCATCTCAAAATATTTCAACCAGCTGACTGGAAAAAGGTAAAGCCACTGTCTAATGCATTTGCAAATGATAAGAATTGGCAAGCTTATTATTATATTAAAGAACAGTGGGCTGATCTCAGGCCTATCCATGCACTTACAGTGCACAAGTCTCAAGGCAGTACCTACAAAGAAGTGTTTGTAGATCTTAAAGATATTGGTTTAAATACACGCTGGCAAGAAACTGCGCGGTTAGCCTATGTGGCAATAACCCGGGCAAGTGACCGCCTACATATTTATGGCAGTATCTCTACCGATCATTCCACAACAAAACAGAAAAATACTGTATTGGAGAGATTTAAAAATGTTGAGCACCTCTTATAACCCATGGTTAATTATCAAAGCAGATATGCTCAATGGACTCTATAACACTCAAATTAGTCATTGGAATACCAAGCTTGCTACGATTATTCAAAGAAATGCTCAACATTTAGGAACTACACTTTCAATACCCCAATCACGTCGAGCAGCCATCCAGTATAAAAATAAAAGCTGGGCAGCCATGCCCCTCAATTGGTTAGCTGACAGAACCATACCGCCTGATTATCACTTTCCATTATTTGATGGAGATCCTGAACTCCAGGAACGTCTTGGGAAAGTCACCCATGAAATGCAAAAAATCAAGCGTGAGCGGTATGAGTCTGATAGATTCATGTCCAGTTTAAATATGTATGGCTTATCAGGAAATCAGCTACATAAAATTCTTGGAGATAATTTATACAAACTTATCTCAAAAAATGCAGATAGCTTATTCTCTGATAGTGGAGAGATCTTCCAGCCAATACCTCTTAAGGACTTTCTGTTACAACACAATAAAATACTGGAACACATGCAAAAACGTGTAATAGTTAATTTTTTAATGACGGATGTATTACGATGAATAAGACCGAACGATTGAAGGCAGCGGCAAGGATTCAGAAGGCGCATGATGAGTTAACACAGCATTACGCCAAGGCGGATAAAGAACGCGAGCACTGGCAAAGCCCTGCTGGTGCTGAAAATAAGTCACACCACCACCGCGCTGAGTTACGCACCCTGCTTGCCGATGCTGAGAGGGAGAATGATGCGTTGCGGGAGTATGTAAGTCATGCTGGTAATTGCCCAATGAGTGTTAACAGGGAGATATGCACCTGCAAACTCACCGAACTGCTAAACAAAGGAGTGAGTGATGAGAGCAAGAATTAAAATAGGGACAAACATTTTTCACGATCACGGATGCTTCAAGTTCCCAAACTTAATGGGTGGAGGTAAAGCCAAACATAAGACAGTTTTTGATGTGAAAAAAAAGGCTGGTTATTACGACTGCCGTGCTGATGGGTATGGAGCAATGCCCTCCAATGGTATTGCTGGAAAGTATGGTAGTGGGTCAATCTTTGTAGATAATTTATCTGATCTTGTTGTATT